ACTAGACATTTATATAATACTCCTTATGATTCTGCTTCGTAAGTTAAGCTGCCTAGTATGACAACAATCTGAATACCACCTGCTAAGTATGCAGTGAAGCCTCCGTTATAAATCCTACTAGCGACATCTGCGAAACTTGCATCTGCACGTTTAGGAAAGTTAATCACAAAAGGATTATCTTTCTGCAAGATATTAGCTTGTGTTTCTGTTTCAACATAACGACTTAATGTAGAAGATAGTACGTTCTTTAATCGTGCAATACCTGAATCTGTGTAAGCAATCTTACCTTCACGTATCATGAAGTTCTGGTAATTCTCTCTGACTCTTGCTGTTAGGAAATCCCTATCTCTCATAACATCTGCAAATATAGTAGCTGTACCTGATGAAGTACCCTGACGTGTAATAGCAACACCACCTTCTACTTCTGTGAATGAGCCATTCTTATTAACAAGATTGGTCTTATCAGTAGTATTTAAGTAGTTACCTGTTAATGGATTCTTAGCTGCTTCGATCTTAGTAGTGTTGTTAGCTACAATAGCCTTACCTGCATCATAAGGTGCTAGGATAGAAATGTATTCCATCTCAGGGAACTTAGTATCTGCATCATGGTGAAACCAATAGAATGTTCTATCACGTACTTCTTGCTTTAACTGCGAAGGGGTATCTGTAGCTGATTCTGAGTAAACACCTAGGTCTGCTTGTTCTTGTGTAGATACCCAGTATTGCTTAGTACGTGCTTGTATATCCTGAGACAACGCCAATACAAATGCTTGACTATGATCACTACATGCTACAAAATAGAAGTCATCATCTGCATCTGTAATAGTTGCCATCATGTCTGCTGCTGATTGTGTAGTAACAGTTGTATAGGTAAACTTGGCTACGTCTGTAACTGCATAAGCTGCTGTCCCTGATTTAGATAATGTAATACTGCCTGTATCATCTACGACAGTAACACCTGCTGGTGATCCTAATGCAGTGAAGATAGCAGTAGCAATAGTAGAAGCGGTCTCTGAACCTGTAGTAGTTGTAAAGGTAGCAGTAGTGGTTACATCTGCTGTATCTAATACTTCTAAGGTATAGATCTGACCTGCTGCTGTGGCTGCTTCTGGTGTGAAAGTAATAGTATCTACTTCTCTACGACCTACTTTAACGATAATAGGATCTACGTCTTGAGCATAAGCTGATTGCATAGCCGCATAGACATTGGAGCTAGTAGGTACATCTTCTGCTAAGGCTGTGAACGACGTGTATGATCGTGTTTGTTCTTTAAACCAGACGTGATCAGCAATGAAAATAGGAGTACCAAAGGATTCCCTATTAACGGCTGTAACATCTAGTGCTATGTTCACCGTGACAAATGGTTGATATGACAAAGTATTTCTCCTGTTAAGAAATGTTATTTAATTATTATGGTGATACAGTTATATCCATATCTATTGTGGTGATCTCGCCCTCATCTGTAAGGACTCCATCTAGGGCTACAGCGGTGATAACGCCACCTTCTTCATCTGTAGTAATATCTTCTATATTGAATGTAAGATTGAACCCAGCTACTTCTACGAACTTTCCTGCTAACTTCTCTGGAAGTGAATTAACTGAGAATACATCCTCAATACCTCCACACGTATTAGTAGTTATCTCACCTAGTACTCTATCCACCCTGAAAGCATTCTTTAACTTACTAGCTATTCTTAATGAATCTTGCCCATACACTGTGTACTGCATTAGCATCTTTACATTAGTTGTGTAATAAGGATTATCGTTATCATCAACCCCTTGACGTAAGAGCCAACTTCCTGTATCATCTATACTAAGAATATCAAATGTAATGTAAGGGAGGTTTGGAGTGTTATCTGCATCTCTCTCAAATATAATAGAAGGTACTTGTTGACCTGCTCTACTAATAGTGCTAAGTTCATCTCCTACGAAGTTAGAGGCTACTCTTACAAATTCGTTTCTAATGCCGCTTATGTCTAATGCCATTTAGGAACTCCTTTAAGATAACTTCTCTTCTTTAATGAAGACTGATTCATAATGATCTGATCTACTACCGTGGAATGACCAGTTAGCTACATTGTGAGCAACATAGCTCTTACCCTCTATAGTCACCTTATCTGCTTTAGTTTTAGGAGTGGCATCACTGTCTGCTTCCTTAATAGGTGTAGTACCATACAATACATAAGCATCTGAGGATCTAATACCATCTGGAAGAACTAGCATTTCACTTCCTTTTTGGAAAGGTTGTATGCTAAACTCTGCCTCTATATACTCAGGGGGGAAATCGTAGTATATATTGTTAGCATCCCGTTCTCCCCCTTTATGTCGCTCTATAGTGAGCTTTGTTTTCATTATTCTGCTCATATAGAACCTATCTCTTTAACTTGATTATTGTAAGAGCTTTTATATGCAGCCTTACTCTTTAACTCACCTGTATCTAACAAAGGAGTTGAGGTAGCTTCTGTAATAGGCATGAATAAACCTGCCTTACCAAATACCTCAGAATACTCTTCCCTGAGAACTTCACCCATATCCATTAGAAACTCTTCGGATGCACCTTCTCTTAGTAAGTTCTTAGACCACTTCTTATACACAAGCTTAATTTTAGGATTCTTTAGGAAACCTTTATTACGCATTTGTGTGAATGTGAAATTAGCCAAAGGGTTCTTAATAACACCAGAGGATGTAGCACCAGCAGCCCACAATTGAAGAAGTTCTACATTGGTAATATCTGAATCGCCATGATTCTTACCATCTTCAAAATGACCTATTTGTAAGTTATTAGCTGATAAACTATTTAAGTTTTTTAATAGTTTTTCTATCTTTCCTTTCTTTCGTATTACTTTGGCTTTTATCATCTATCTCCTTCTTAGGAGTATCTAGTTTGATATCCTCTATAACGTTTCCATCTTTATCTTTAACTATTCTTCTAATCAAGATTATCTCCTATAGTATTAAAGGGTCTTTAGTATCTACTTCACAATCAGTTATCTTAATAAGATTACCTGTCTTAATTATGATACCTAGTGTGGTAGGTATCTTGTAACCGCCTTTAGGTAAGTATGGGCATAAGTCTGGTAATGTCTTTAAGAACTCTTTCCATAGATTCTTCTGATGGTCTTCTGAGTACTGGTAAGTAACCTTACCCACCTGCTCTCTTATAAGACCTGCACCGTCTACTGCGTGACGTGAGTTATTCATTACTCCTACAACCTGTAAACTCTTACAGAGAGCTTCTGAGTAATATAATTCATCATCTTCGGGTATCTGATTAGTTATAACATTAGAGATTACATTAGACATCTCTGTATCTGTTAAACTATTACCAGAGAGGGGTAGGTGAGATTTCAAATCTCCTAACATTTCTGATTGATTAATAGTTGGCATTGTAATTCTCTATATTAGTCTTTTTATTAATAACTCTTTAATAAGAACTATTAATAAAAAGAGGGGCATCCTTGCCCCAATTTAGTCTTAGCTTGCTGCTTCGTCTAAAGCAATAATACAAGCTGGTTTACGGTTAAGATACAATACATTCTGTTCTTCTTGTACTGTAATGCCGCGCTCATTATGCTCTTCAACACCTACATAACGCTCTAATGCGGTAGTGTTTACATAACGCATATCAGTCTTAGGTGCAAACGCTCTTGCGAACATTTCACTTGTACCTACAGGAACTAAGTAAGCCTTATCAGCAGGGATTAGAGGTGTACCTGATAAGATACTCTCAGATGAACGGATAAATACTGCACCTGTACGCTCTGATTCAAAGTAACGTCTACGGAAGATACCACCTTCAACACCAAAACTATCACGAGGGATAGCCATAGATGCTAAGTCTAATGGGCCTCGAATTTCACGAGCAATACCTTCATTAACTTCCAAGGTATAACGCTTATCGAAGTAACTAGATCCGCAGATAAAGACAGGAGTTGTATAACTTACACCATTCTTCTCACAGGCTTCTTGAAGTTTATCTAACTGAGCTTGCTCTGCTAACCAAACATCTGTTGTATTATCTAAATCCATGAAAGCTGCTGCTGGGCGACTAGAACCTTCGATAGTATTGTGGTAATCATATACTTTAGCTGGGCCACCCGCTACATAGTTAGTATCAGTGGTTAGTAACTGTGCATAAGATAGTTCAGTAAATAATGCCCAAGCTTTATCAGCTTTCTCAGAAAGAGCAACTACATGATCTTCTACAGTCATCTTCTCGTTACTACCAAACTTACGTTTAGATTTAACATCATGTGGTGAAACATTCCAACGGAAGCCATAAGAACCGCCACGGAACATTAACTCACGAGGTTTATCTTTCTGTAAGTCATTACCATAACCATCCGATGCTTTACCTGTAGGTAATTGAATGGTAGATACCATATCATCATATACAAATTTATCATCTGTATTATAGAAATTGGCTACTTGACCACCACCTAACATGGCAGTTAGTAAACCTACTTCTGCATAGGATTGACGTTGAGTTGGGCTAGTAACGTCGATAAACTCAAAAGAGTTAGTACCAGAACGTACTGCTTTATCAAGAGATTGAATTGTCATAATTATCTATAATCCTTTATTAGTTATAAGTAGGGGCTACTACTGTTGCATTATCAATGGTAGTAATACGTTGAGCTTCTAGTTGAGCTTTAAACGCAGTTTGTGCTGCACCATTTGCAGAACCCCATACAAAACCTGAATCTACACCTGCTGCATCTCCACGGAAGAGTACAGTCATTTTAGCATCTGCTGCTGCTAAGTTAGTATCTTCATAATTAGCACCCAAACCTGAATAGTCACCCACTGCTACTGCAATTACAGAACCATCTGGTAAAGGAGAGTTGCCTGTTGTAATAGCTGCTGCAATATCTTGAGAAACATATACCTCAAACTGTGAGTTAGCATTCACCCAAATAAGAGGGATACCAATATTACCTACTGAACCAGTACCACCTACATCTACTGTAGCGAAGTTATAACGTACTTTGTTAGCAGATGAGAAATCAGAACAACCTTTTAGGTAGTCAGATAAAATAGGACGTGCTGTTGAAGTTACAGTCATTATTTAGTCTCCATAGCTTTCGCTTTTTCAATTCGTTTTTCTTCAATGCGTTCCGCTAAAGATTTCTCTACTTCAACTTCTGCTTCTCCATCTTCACCAGCTTCTTCAAATGCTTTATCAAGAGGAGTTTCTTTACTCTCGGTGATAGCTACTTCTGCTGTTTTCTCAATAGCTGCAAAGGCTTTAATCAATTCTTGTGACTTCTCATCTTCAAGTTCTACAAGAGCTGAGACTACTGCTTCTGAATTATCAAGATTATACTTCTCAATCTCTTTCTGCATTAGTGCTTTTTCTAGTTTAGCGATCTTTGCATCTCGCGCTTTGTTGATGGCTTCTTGTTCTACCACGTTTTGATCTGACATTTTGTTTCCTTTAGTCAAGTTTTCTTGCTCTTCCCCTGCATCACTCTTGACAGAGGAGAGGGAGTTATTATTACTCTTTTGCTTTTGCAGCGGAGTAAATTCTTCACCTATATAAGATAGGTATTCTCTTTCTTGATCTGACAGATCAGATTCCAAGGGTGAGTTGGCTTTTAGTAAGACAGTTTCCATTTGAGATGCGGGGCCACCTTGGGATTCAGAAGTTAAACTACACTCCGCTGTATCCTTATCAAACCATATTGAATGTATAATTCTTTTAGTATCAGTCATTATTAAATTTCCTCTACGCTGCCTTGCGCTCCTATAGATGGTGGCATAAATTTGTTAGCCTTTTTAAGCTCCCATGCCTTATCATTAGTAAACTGTAACTCTACAAGAGGAGTACCTGCTTTCACTAAACTATCACCATACATAGCATCTTCTTCTACCATCCAAGCCTTCTTGTAGTAATAAGATTTAGTTAAGTGCTTATGAAATAAACCAGCTTGCATATAACCTTCATCAACAGCTTTATTAAACTCTTGGATTAACTGGTTAGTGGCTTCTGCTGTGGCTGCATCTCCATGAGCATCTGTAACACCTACGATAGAGAATAGTGGCTCAACAGATATCATCTCTTCATCATTAAACTGTTTAATAATAGGCATTTCTTTCTTAAAGATACCCTTTACAGTCTTCTCAATGAGATCAATAATTGATGCTTTATCTACTGGAATATCTTCTACTAGGTCTTTCCATTCAGTAGTTCTTACAACTTGAGTAGCCTCTACTTCTGGAATAGAAACCTTAGTACCGTTGTAAGAATAACTTACCTTCCAAAACGTATAGTTTTGATCTACACCTGACCAGATATCAAAATAGATATAGTCATCATCATGGTCTTGATAGTAGGCATATTCTTTGATACCATTAATCTCAAATAAGTAACTAATCTCATCACGTATATGACTAATCTTATCGTTGTTTGTATTCTTCTCTATTTTAGTATTACTACAAAACTTAGAAGAAAATTGATCTAATTTAAGTTTCACTTTTAAGTGTTCTCCTAAGATGCATTTTCATTATTGTTATCACTATTAGCTCCTTCTGCTTGAGAGTTACCATTACCAGAAGTTCCTCCAGATCCTTTGCCTATAGCTGCTTGTAGATCTAAAGTTTCTAATCCTTCTGTAGTAAGACCGCACATCTCATAGAACTCTGTAAGAGCTTCTATAGTCATACCACCACCTGAGAGCAATCTTTGCATAGCTTTAGATAATACTTCAAGATCTGGCTTAGATGGATCAGCAGCTTCAAAGAAAGGCATATCTTCCCAATCCAGCTCAATACCATTCTTAGCTAACAACATAGGAGTTAACTTAGTGTCAATAACATCTACTGTCCAAGCTACTGCATTATTGACGTAGTAATCAAATGTAGACATTTGGTTAGAAGACATTGCATTAGAACCATGTCCATTTTGACCTAATAATAAGAATGCTGTACCAAATATGTTATGGATATCCTTGCGCTTCTGATCTATGACTTCTGATGTTTTATACTGCTTACCACCACCATCTATACCCTTAAAGGATATATCAAATGCTCTAATTTTAGTGGTCTCGTCTACGTCACTAGCTAACAGTATTACAGGACTCTCGCCAGATTGCATATTAATGGCATTTTCAACTAAAGCATCTAATGCAGCGGCTTCATCTGGAAACTCATCTGGTTTCTGACCTTTATTAATAATATCTGCTGGGGCTGATACTACTGCACTGCCTGATAAATCCTTTGATATACCTCTTATCTCATACTTCTCGATAAGTTTCTTTTCAGCATAAGGACTCCAACACGGTACTAAAGGAGAACTACCTTGAGGATTACCATCTACAGGATTAAACCTGAAATGTAATAACCTAGATGAGTCTATATAAGTGTACTTAGTAGCTTTGTGTATGTTATTACTAAAGTCAATATCACTATAAGATATACCAGAATTAACAAAATCAGCTTTCGTAGTCTCTCTACTTTTAATTTTAAGAGGCTTCTGTACTACGCCTTTTAGGTCTCTATTATTCTTATCAAATACCCAACCATATACACTAGATTGTGTTCTAGGTGCTAGTTTCTTAATAACTACTGAACCTTTATACTTACCATAATCTCTTCTCTCTAACACTACGTTTAAAAGCGAGAATCCATATATCAGATCAGTATTGCCTGATGACATAGCTTCACGCCATGTGCCAAAGCTCATATTTCTGATGGCATAATTAAGGAACTTAGCTGCTGCATCGCTGACTTTAGAACCTTTACTCTTAAATGACCCTTTATCTAATGCATCTAGTCTAAGGTTATTTGTATAATCAACTGATACTCTGATTGCTGGTTCAGTGTTATACATTTCTTTAAAAGTACAGAAAGCACGAGGATAGTTAAGCTCCTCTTTCTTCTGATCTTTGATGTAGCGAACACCATCTATAATGTATGGTTGGCCTACTTCTGTAAGTAAGCCAGAAATACCCGTCTTAGGATTTATAGATTCAGACTTCTCTATTTCTACATTGTCTGACATTTATATTCCCTTATTTGGATTTCTTAGTAGCCTTACTTGGTTTCTTAGCTTGAGGCTTATCTTCTACTTTAGGAGTGACTACTTCTTTCTCCGCTGTATCTGTAACAGTCTTATCATCTGGAAGTTCTGGAGTTTCCTCTACGACTTCTTTCTCTACTTTTTCAGCTTTGTTTAGGGAAGGATCTTTACCTTCTGCATACAATACAACACGTCCTGTGGCAATGCCTTGGAAGTTACGTAATGGTCGATCCCAATTATTAGGCTCTAAGGGTAAGGCGTACCCTTTATTAATATACTCTTGTATGGTATAAAAGAAATCACCTTGTTTTAGTTTACCTGCTCCTTTCTGGAGGATAGTGACTTTACTTTTATTCTCATTAACTTTTACATTAACTGACATTGTGTTTTCTCTCTTATTTAATTTGAATAGTAACTACAATCCTGATAGTAAAGATGCAGCCATTGTTTTTGATTTTATCTTAGTGAA